ATACGGATGGTTAACTGTAGACCTGCGTCGAAGGATTGCCGTATAATCTCGCCGCTTGGCCCCTTAGCTCAGTTGGTTAGAGCACGCGACTCATAATCGCTTGGTCACTGGTTCAAGTCCAGTAGGGGCCACCAAATTATCAAGGAGTTACGTTAACAGCGTAGCTCCTTTAGTTTTTCTGGGATACTTATGGGATACCTCAGAGCGGTAACTATAGATATCAAAGATTTTTTACCAACAAAAAAGGTCACTTAAGCGACCGATTCAAATGTGGTATGACATACCCGTTTGGCCTTTAACCAAAAAAACTCACGTTTATCCAGTCTTAACAATAAGCCACTGCAGCAACATTATCACCATGTATGTAATGGTACCTATTCCCATAAAAAACAATAAAATATAAAACTTTGCAAGTGTAGGATTTATAGTCTTCATTGGAGCCAGGTTTACTTGTCTTGCGACACATTCCTTTGTTCTAATTGATAAAACCGCAGGTAATTCTTGATTAACAGAAAGCAGCTCGCACCGAATTGAATCTTTTGGCGGAATATTTTCGAATGTGACTATATAACGTTTATCCTTTTCAAGCTGCTCTTCAAAATGATGAACCGGCCAAAAATTTATATGCATTGGCTTATAATTGAACACAATAGCGACCCTCGTTGCGCTCTCACGTCCCTCATTAACTAAAATCAGTGAGCGTGTATGAGCCCACTTTTTATCCTCTGTAGCGTTTCCATCTTGGTCAAGAACTAACTCATCAAGTAAAAACGTAAACTCATGCGAATAACCATAAGATAATTTCGCTTTCCCTTTAAAATAGTTGTTCAAAACCCAAGTCAACAGGGCAACAAATACAGAAAATATTTCCTTCCCATAAAGCTTGAAAAGCTCCATCTAATATCCCCATCTCTTATGATTACTAAATTGTAGTTTACCCATTGTAATTCTTAGTAGTCTACATCTGATCTTCTGCATAGATACCAGCGGAGATGATAGCGCCACCTATACGGCGCTTGCCGTAGAGGATTGGAACCGGGTTACCCTGCGCAATGGTATTTACCGGCCCACCGAATGCGTAGGAAGGTTTATTATCCGGGTGTTGCCGCGAGGCTAGGCCACCTTGCATGGGTGACAACATCTGAATGACACCACCGAGCATCATGGAAGCACCTGTCATGACCAAAGGCGCACCAAATGGCGTAGCCCAAGTGATTGCCCCGACGACAACGAGAACCGCTCCTAAAATCGTTTGGAACAAACCAGCTTTTTTACTGCCGATGATAACCGGCACAATCCTGATTTCCTCCTGACAACCCAATTCAAGCTCATCACGGCCGATATTGCGTTTGCCCGTGAACACAGCAAAAGTAAGCCCCATGGCTTTACTATCAGCCAGGAACTTCTGAAAACCCGGTACGATTGTAGATAGGGCTTTTATGGCTTCTGCTGGCGTCTGGACAGCAAGGCGGATCAATCCCTTCTCCAGCGCTTTAAACTTCCGTAGAGGGCCGTATACGCGGATTGTTTTCAGTTCATCTTTAATCATCATGCTCATAGAAAACCTCTAATTCCTCTGACACCTCGAACAGGTCTTTCAGCAGGTGAAAAACTCGCGAAGCCTCGCAGGCCAAGGACTAGACACCTGCTGAATATGCTGGCTCGGCTGAAATCACCAAAATCGGTTATTAATGACACGGCGAGCAACAGCCGGTAACGGATAGATAGGGTGAGTTTTCCTCAAGCCCACCGGCTCAATACCATGTTTCTTAATGGTTTTGGCGACAGTCGCCCGGTCAACCTCCAAAAGGCGGGATATTTCGCTAATACTGCACACCGCAACACCGTTTTTCATCTCAATGGCAGCTTCATTGTCATGTAAGATTCTTAATCTCATTGATTTATAACCTTAAAATCATTAGCACTTGTTGATGATGATGACGCCGCATGAAAACCCAAAAACTAGCCGTTTTCCGCGAGTCCGCCGCCCCGTGGCAGGGGTACCCCCTCGGGAGTACCTTTGCGATAATCACTCACCGTTTGATTTCACCAGGCCACGATAGTCGAGTGCGGCAACACCTGCGTCGATACGGACCTTCCAGGCCACACCGTCAACAGTGAACCCTTCTTGCTGCTCCAGATACGGCGTATCAATCCCATCGAGGTAAGCCACCTCCACCGTGTCTGTGCCTTTGGCAGCGGCCACATACCACTCTTTGTTATTGGCCTTGTCCAGCCGTGGCTCAACAACGATCTGCCCCATATCTTTCACCACGTTGATGATGCCTGCGTTTTGGTTCAGCATGGCATCGCCACCTGCGCCTTCACCAATCTGGAAGAGTGACGATGAGGACTGCACCGCTCGCATCGCTGCAGCCTCCAGCTCTGCCGGTACAATGATAAAGGCCGGGGTTACGTTTAACGGATCGCCGTTGGCATCCATCTGCAGGCGCATCGCTTTACGGGCTTCGCTCAATCCCTCGGTAGTCATTCCTTTACCGATCAGGTTGTAGTGGTCGGCATGGAATAGCGCCTTACCATCAGTGAACTTGTCATTACCGATCAACGTCAGGTACACCAGGCTGCCGACAGTACGAGCTGCAGCGCGGCCCATGCGTTGAGGAATGGTCGTCAGTTGGCTCAGGTCATCATTGATAATGGCCTGGCGGGTGATGGAGAAAATATTACCGTAAGTAGCCAGGGCAATTGGTACGCCGCTATCGCTGGTGGTCACATATTTGTACTCCGCACCTTCCGGCACTTTGTCCAGCGAGGAGAAACCATTCAAACCAACGCGCTTGGCCTCATGGAAGTTAGAAAGCGAGCCGGTTTTCGTCCATTGCTGGAATGTTTCGCCGCTGTCCTGCCAACCGGCAAGAACGGACTTTTCTGCCCCGCCGGCCAGAATCGAGGAAAAATCACTGGTCGAGTGAGTGAAAGCCAAATTCACAATCTGCGAGCGGTTGCCGTATCCCATGACACTGACGCCCCGATCCACCAACGAGGCTTTAGCCATATCAAAGAGGCTCATCAGGGCGTACGGGTTATCACGTTCTGCTTTCTCATGCCCGAGACGCGAATATAACCCTTGGCGGATGCTATCTCCGGTGATGTTGCCGTTACCTGCATGAATATGGATGCCCGCCTGCACTTTGTTCGATGGTGTCGCACCTTGCCCCATCAGAGACAGGATCTTGTCTTTGGCTTGGTCAACCGTACAGCTTGCATCCTCAACACATGAAGCCTGCAGATCAGCATGGCGGCCGCCAAACATCGCAAACAAGTTTTTAATTCCGTTAATGCGTTCCTGCTCTGGCATTGAGTTCGTCGGCGCACTAGCCTGTGGCGCCACAATCATATTTTTTACTGTTTCTGGCATGTTCATACCCTCAATTCGTTTCGATTCCAACCGCGCCATTGCCTGCACCGGCTCCAATAGCTCATCAGCAAAACCCTGCTCTACACATTCTTTGCCGTTCATCCAGGTTTCAGCCTCAAGCATGGTGGCCAGATCTTCACTGGTCTTGCCGGTCTTGGCTGCATAAGCCGGGATTAATGTTTCTTCGATTTTGTCCAGAAGGTCGGCATAGCGACGCATTTCCGCTGAATCCCCACCCTGAATGCCCCATGGTCGGTGAATCATCATCATCGCGTTTTCTGGCATTCGAACCGTATCGCCCACCATCGCAATAACTGACGCCATAGAGGCCGCAATACCGTCGATAGTGACCGTGATCCGGGCAGGATGGTTTTTCAGCAGGTTGTAGATGGCGATCCCCTCGAATACGTCACCACCGGGGGAATGAATATGCAGTTCGATATGGCTTACACGCCCGAGAGCGATAAGGTCATCGGAAAACTGACGGGCGCTGATGCCCCACATCCCGATCTCGTCATAAATCGAGATTGACGCCGTTCCACCAGCTTTAGCCTGAATGGAGTACCAGCCTTTCATACCCAAGCCCCCAATGAAGCGTTATGCCAGTAGTGAACGCTGTTCCGAACGATCTGCCCCTTGGTCGGCACCGGCATTTCAGGATGATTCTTGCGGCACCAGTCTTGGTACCCTTCGATTTTTTTCATCGTCTCGGCATCAATGTGCACCGCGAGGCCTTTTGCTTTCTTACCCATGATTACCCCTGATATTCATACAGTGTTGGTATGAGAATCATACGATCAATTATTTTTATCGTAAAGACAAATAAAACTAATCGTAATTGGATAGGCAACAAAAAAGCGGCCGGAGCCGCTTGGTGATAGGGTGCTAGCCATTACGGCTTCTTTGTGAGGTGTAGATACTGCTCTGGATTCGCGTAGTGGACCAAGTCATGCCCGGCTGGCGCCTCAAAGGGCTGAACATCACCATTTATCCTGACGCATGGCATCCGCTTTTTAATCGGCTCATCGCTGAAGGAGTGCCAGTAATTTACATCGGCATAACTGATCACATCATGTTCAGCGACTACCTCACCAGTTTTACGATTTTTAACCAGGACTTTATCCCCGCGATAAGCTGGATTGATATCCAATATTTCAATGTCCGTTCTTCTTTGATGTTCTTCTGACATGTCCCCTCCGTGTATAAAAATTAAAATTTATGCGTTTAACTGTCTACACTGTCTACCAAACTGATATTTTCTTTAATATTCAAAATATTAAGCGGTATAGAGTTACCCCTCAAACTGTCTACTACTGTCTACCAAACTCTCTACTAATGGTAGACAGTTGAGACTTTAAACTTAACTCTCTACCAACTGTCTACCGATATAAATACATGCATTATCTATATATTTTATAAATTGGTAGACAGTTGACAGTTTTAGAGTGAAAACTTTAATTCATTACCCTTCATCGGTGGTCTGACCTCCTAGTGCGGCCGGTAGCCACTCCTCCGCGCCTTCAGTCAGCGAGACATTAGACTGTATCCGCCCCTTGTTAACACCACGGGTAGCCATCGCCTTTTTGTACTCTTTCCCGTACTCCGCCATTGCCCCCATCATATCCTTGCCGAACCGGGTTAAAGATACCGGCTTACCTAACCCATGCGCTTGCATATAGGAAATGTAGGCGTGGTACAGGAAACGACGGGGCGCAAACGGGATGATCTCAGCGTTGCCGATAAACATGCCGTCACACTCCACCATCGTCATTAAGTAGCCACAGAAATCCACCAGCGAATCACCATCACGCTTAATCGCTAACGCCTCCTCTGATTTCTGCTGCTCGAACAAAAGCCGTTTAGCTTCTCCCTGGTCAGCAAATCGCATCAGCAGGTGGCGGATGACTACGGCCAGCTCCCCTTCAATTTTTTCTGACAGCAACGGATCACGGTCATTCTCAGGTACCACCTCGGCGAAATTGAAGATAACCCGCCGCCGACTGATCCCCCCGCTACGGTCGCTAAAGGTCATGGCATTGTTATTCACTGCCAGAATCACTGCAGGAATACGCGTGGAGTATGGCGCCTTGTGTTTGGGGTCGATCGCCACCTTGTCACCACCGGTAATCGCCTTTATGCCCGCACCGTCACCGGCATAGCGGGACATATCCGGCATGATGATCAGTGAGTACCCCACCACCAGCGCCCGTTCCCTCGGATTCTCCAGCGCCGCCATACTGGCCGATACTGTATTAGCCTTTCCCGCCAGCATGGTGCCGATCTCTGCCAGCACG